CCGTACCAAATGCCGTTATGTGCGCCGTGGTTGAATAAATCCACGTTCCCCTCATCGCCTAGACGCAGTTCAGGGTATGCCACAAGAAACTGAGCAATTGCCAATCTTGACACACGAAGGAAGCCGGCAGGGACAGCGAGCATGTCTACGCAGCCATCCTCACGCACCATCGGGCGTTTATTGGGGCCAAGTAACGGTATGCCCATAAAGCGCACTTCGTCGTGTGTTTTGTAGCGATAATTCCCCGCTACAACGTCGCCCTCTGTTTCGAGAATGGTAATTAAATCTTCGGGTTCCCACGACATATCGTCATCAATAAAGACAACGTGCGTAGCGCCCCATTTCAAACACTTACCCAGAGCCGTAGCCCTTGCCCCCGAAATGTAAGGGCAACCAATCTCCCACACAGCGGAGTGCTCCCACCCCGCCGCGTCAAGAGCAGGAACAGACCGTTCCCAAGCCGCTAAATTGGCTGGATTCGGTCTATCCCTAGTAGGGCTGCATAGAGCAACCCTCAAGCCGCGCCTTTCCAAAGTCCAAGCGCTTGCAGTGTGTTACCAATTTCGATCAGATATGCCATCTGCGCTGTTGACAGGGCGGTAGTGGATGCCGTGCCAATAACGGAAGTTGCTTGTGATGCTCCGGCGCGTTGCGTAACGGGGGTTGTCCCAAAAAACGCAATTTTGTCGGTTGAACTGATGCCCATTTGCATACCGTCCGGGCTGTTATAGCCCAACGATTCAAAAGATGTTGCAATTGCCATGATTTGCTCCTAAAAGGTGGAAAACAGGGGCCGAAGCCCCCGTGATTAGTTCGTGATACGCGAAGCCCAAGCCGGACGCATTGCGAGGAAGCCCCACAAGATGTCAATACGCATCAACATTTCGTCGTTGCGAATATCCGAGGCTTGCCACACACGCAGCGAGAGACCGTCTTGATTCATGCGGGTACACTTGATCGCGTCGTCCATCAGCGGCAAATCAGCTGTAACAAAAGCAAACGCTTCTTTGTGGTACATGAGGTTTTGACGGTAGGCGGTGCTTGCCGTCCCTACGAAGGTCATTGCCTTGCTGTTGAAGTCGGTAGTTGCCAAGACAGCACCTGCCGAGGAGCAGACGTTTTGCTTCGCACCGGACAAGAAAGTAGGCGGCGAAACAGCAACAGCACCAGTAGACGCGGCGGTCGCAACAAACTGCTGCAAGTACCCGAGAGACTGCTTTGTCTCAGGGTGGCAAGCAAACACGCCAGCAACGGTGAATACGTCGCCTTTGTTAATGTTGCCGTCCGTCGAGTTCATCGTGATGTTTGTACCACCGTTGGTCACTGCAGCCGAGGCCGATGTGTTAACGGTAACGTCCGAACCCGTGGTATGCGTGTAGGTGCGGTCATTCTCGTAAAAGGTCGCCATCTGATTCTTGCCAATGTAACCCTCGCGGAATGCCTCCTCCACTGTACCTTGTGGGCTAAACAGTGGCTTGATACCGTTGGTCAGGGATGCCATCGTGCCGGAATCCAACTGCAAGAAGCGGTTGCCGTCTTTCGGAGCCAAGCCCTGATTCAAACGAGCGCGGGCAATACCGATAGCGGAGGTGTCTGAGAAGCCAGAAGTCACCGTGCCGACTGCCGTGCCTGCTGTACCAGCGACGTTGTAGGTGGCTTGGGTAGCGGCCAACAGACAATCACCGTCAATACGTGAGGTCAAGACAGACATAGCGGGTTCAATGTAACGCTTGCTCAGTTCGTCGATAGACAAAGCAAGTTCGGTCGAATTGAAACGCATGTCAACGTGGTACTGAGACGCAACGGTCAACGATTGCGTGGTTTCTTCCTGGTCTTGCGCGTCCATAACACGCGAAGCAGTTGTTACCGTGTACTGGTTAGGATTACGCAAACGGAGTGTGTCGCCGATCTTTGCGCCTGTTTTGGCGTAAGAATCGTCGTAGCTGCGGGTAGTTGTACCCACGAAGGTGGCCTTTTCGTGCGCGATACGCAGCGCCTCTTTGGCCACCATATCAATGGTGCTTAATGTATTACTCATTTCTTTTCCTTTGGTTTAGAGGTTACTTAAACCGCGCCATCTCTTTGCGTCGATTAGCAACAAACTGATCCCACGGCAGATTAAAGGTGTCTGTCTTGACAGTTGCCTTTGTGCCATTGGGTTTAATGGGCGGTGGTGCGTTGGTTGGTGTGACGGGCGCACTTAACTTTGTCTCAATCTTGGCAATCTCACGAACTTGCGCGGCTGGTGACAGCCTTGCGATGCGGTTTACTTCGTTCGGGTTTTGCCCGAGGAAATAGGCAACTTCAGCCACCAATGGCGACTCCAAAACCGCCTCTTCCATCATCTGAGGCATGGCAAAGGTAGTCGCAACTTCAGCCCAATCGTCATACTTGCTAATGGCCTCATCAATCTTGGGGCGCAATGCTTCAGCACGTTTGGCGTTTAACTGCTGTTCTTGAAACTGCAGCAGTCTTTGATTCTCGTTGGCAAAACGCCTCTCGATAGCTTGATTGGTTTTCCAATCGGTTAGGGCTTCGGTGTAGCTTTCGTAATCTTGAAACTGAGACAGGTTAGGTTTCCCATCCGGTGCGGCTTGTGGCTTTGGTTGCGTCACTTCTAACTGACGTTCGGCAGCAAGTGCCCGTGCCATCAGTTGTGCGCGTTCGTTAGCCTCTCGCTCGAACCGTCGAGATTCTTTTGCGAGCCGTTTCTGAACGATCTTGTCTACCTCAGATTGAGATAGCATCTTTTCATGGGCTTCCGGCGTTTCTGTAACTTCAGGAGCCGCCGTGGTTTCCTGAGTTGGCGCTACGGGTTCCGGTGTAGCTACCGGCGTTTCTACGGGCGCAATTGCGCCGTCAAATACATCAGACATTTACAGTTCCTTTTAGGAATCCTAGCTGGGCGCTAGTGCCTTTACTGCTTAGAAGTAATACGAGACATTCAGAATCGATGATGCGGATGTGCGGATAAATCTCAGAGCGGTTAGGTCGCCATCATAGACAAGTTGGTCAGGGTAGCGGGCTAACAAAAATCCGACCGTGGACGTCGGTGCTGTGCCGTCATCACGCCAGCGAACCTCACCACCTTCGCATTGGATCACGGCGTAGCGGGCAGACTGCTCACCGTTGCCTGGCACTGTTGGGATGGTCAGCGCGGTTGAAGTTGCGAGGGTAGACGCTGCAATTTGCTGATAGCCGCAGTTGTATTGTGTGTTCTTAATTCCGGGCATGCTTTGTCCTTTACATTTCAAATAGCGACGGCTTAGGTGTAGCAATCGCTTCAGCCAGCATCGCTTGGCCTTGCGCCATCATTTGCAGGGCTTCAGCTAACGCTTGTGCGCTTTGTGCGGTCACTTGCGAGGCTTGCAGGGCGACTTCTTGTATGCTTGCGCTCGCCAACTGCATCTCACTAGCGGCGGCCATTAGTTCCTCTCTGCCATCAACCATGACCATTGCTGCGGGCTGGCTTGGCCGTGCGGCTTGCTGTACGCCTTGTTCAACGGGCTGCATCAACGATGCCTCGACTTGCATACGCTCAGTCTCAGCCTCAAACACCTTGACTTGTATCTCTTGCGCTTTCAGGTCGTTCGTCTGCTTGGCTTGCTGTAATTCCTGCTGAAGCTGTGCAATAGCTTGGTCGCGTTCTTGAATGCCTTGCTCTGCGGCTTGAATCTGCTGTGTGGCTTGGTCTAGCATTTGCTGTGCTTGCTGCTTTAGAGCCACAACTTCTGGTGATTCGTCGTCGTTCTCTTCGGCTTGCTTGATTTCAGGCGGTAGCATTAACTTTAGACGGTCAGCAATGGCATCAGCACCGGGCCAATCCATGTTTCTTACCATGACATCGCCTATAAGCGGGAACAGGTTAGGGTTCCCCTGCGCCAGTTGCATCATGGCGTCCGCTGCTTCCATGCGCTTGGTCGTGTAGTTAGGGCCAGCGGCTACCGACACGTCATACAAGCCCGCGTTTAGGTTGTATATGTAAGTGTTCCCTTGCTTCTCTGTTGCGCCTGAAATCTGCGGGTCAACGATAGCGGGTTTCGACTCGCCATCCTCACCCAAGATGCGAACAACACGCCGAGAGTCGTAAATCTTCGGTATCAGGTCAACCAAAATACGGCCAAGATAGCGAATAGCGCGAGATAGATTGTCCTGAAAGTGGAAGGTTGCGGTATCGCCTTCACGTTGGCGAGCCATAATCGCCCGACCTGACTTCTCGTTGCTTTTTTCGCCGAGAGATGCGTTATACATCCCCAATGCTGCCTGAATGTCATGCTCAGACAGTTGCATATCCTGTGCAAAACCCGCTGGAATGTCGCTAGGATTGTTGCGCTGTGGTATTGGAAGCTGGTTCCCGGCTTCGTCTGTGCTGTTGTACCGTAGAACAGATTGGTTCTCTACGTTGGCGTCTGTCCAATCGCCTTCATATCCCTCAATAGCCTTAACATCGGCCACCCACGGAGCCTTAGGCGTCAGAGCCACACGTTCAGCATAGGCGGACCGTGAGAAGTTATACAGGCGCATCGCGTCTTTAGCGGAGCGAATCAGGCCGGAGTAGATAACCTTGCCGTCTACGTTGTACTCGTTACCACCGACGAACACCAAAGGCACGTACTTACCAACCCATTCGATTTCCTCTAGCTTCTCAGCGCCCGACATACGACACCACTTGACCTTTTTAGTGGTGACTTCGCGCTCATCAACGATAGTCGGTAGGTCGGTAACTTGTTCGGCTACTGCCTCAAGATATTGCGACTCCGGTACGCTAGTACCATCGGACAACAGGAGTAGTTTTGTTGGTTCCTCAACGACGTGCCAGTATTCAGCAACGCGGACAGACTCAGCCGTTAACCAGCCATCCTCACCGTAGTTCTTGCCGTCTGATTCCCAATTGGTGAACTTGGCATCGGGATATTGTTTTTTGAACTCATCCTTTGCCATCTCATCAACGACGAAGCAAAAGCGCATGTCGCTCTTGTCTGCTTTTTGCGTGAACGGATCGCAGACTACCGCAAGCTGGTTAGGGATGCGGATGACTTCTATTTCTTGGTTGAACGTGTTTTCGTGAGCGTAGTCAGTCGCGACACGGAACCAGCCCCAACCGCCTACAACTGCTTGTTCTAACGCAGTGTCGAACGCCTCGTCAGCGTTTGAACGGTCGCAGATATGCCGAATGATGCCCTGAAACGCCTCTGCTACTTCGTCGTCAGCGTAGTCATCAATCGGCCTAACCTTGACCATCGGGCGATTCTGACGACCATCATTAACCACTTGCCGCACATATTGGTTAAGCTTGTCCACCACAAGACACGGACGCCCCGATTTCTCGCGGCTCTCTTTGATTTTTTCCGGCCATTGGTCGCCAGCCCGGAATTTCATATCCTCAAGCGCCGCCAGACGGTTATCTTTCCAGCCGGCCTCGCATAACCTGAACCGCTTGCGGGCTTCGTCTAGGAATGCGGCGTCGTCGTCTTCCTTGGATTTGCCTTTAACGTCTGTAATTTTACTCATGTTTATGCGCCGAGCCAGCCGTGACTAACTCGTGGGCGGGGCTTTCTTTCGTCTGTTGGTTTACGTTTCTCAGCAACAATGCCAGGGAACAATTCAGTAAGCGCCCAAATAACGGCGTCTGCTCGATTAGGGCTGCGTTCGCCCGTGTAGCCATTCGTTGAGAAGGCGCACAACTCATCTTCCAACTCACGGAAGATGCCAGCGTGTCGCACCTTACCCTGTTCGTATAAAGCGCTTATTGGTTCAGCTCGTACCACCTTGCCTCTAGTGGCATTGACCGCTTTGAAATGGGTTCTCGGCCTTGCTGCTTGTACCGTAAAGCGCACCATCTCGCCGCCGTAGTTCGTTTCACCCACAATCACATCAGCCTTGTGCCGTTCGTAGGCGTCAGTTGCAACCTTGCCCCATGTGGCTGGGCCAGCCTTTACCGTCAAATCTTCCAGCACGTAGGCGTTGCCATCCGTACCGAGCGCAGCCACAGCAATACCAATTGCGTCGTTATCTGCGTTGTCTGTGTCACTTGCGCCGCTAGGGTCAACCGCTATGACCACCCGCACAAAGTCAGGCAGTTCGCCGTCAATGTTGCGCCACTTGTCTATCGTTTCGTCATGGAATAGCGCGTTCGGCGTTGCGTCTGCAAACTCACCCGTTAAAAATCGCTTCTGCAACCTCGCGGACAGGTTTTTAAGCGTGTCTAAGTAGTTGCTAGTCAAGTTGACCGCGTTGTCCTGCGGGTTGATCTGGAACCAGTTGTACTCCTGCGGGTCGTTTTTCTTTATCCCGGTCTCAGGGTCGGCTTTGTCGTGAAACAGCTTGTACGACCAGTGAGCCTTAGACGGCGGGTTACAATCGTAATACATGCGAACCGCCATAACCTTAGTTACACCGTCTATTGTCTGTTCAACCTTCTGCGCCAAACGAGTAACCGCAATGCCTACCGATCCCCACGGAATCTGTGAGCATTCGTTTAGATAGATGGTTGCGTACTCTTGGCCCAAAATCTTCTCGGTGCGCTCTTTGTCATCCAGCCCACCAAACCATATCTGCGAGCCGTTCTCAAACTGAGCAAACCAGTCCGTCTTATTCAGCTCGTGCTTGATCTGCGGGAAGCAAAGCTGCATTACCTTTGGGAAGGTATCAAACACAATCGAGGCCTTGACCGCGTTAAAGCGGAACCTCAAGATTGCATGGCGGCTGCGCGAAGCCTTGATCGCCCGCATCACTACATTGCGGACTAGCAAGAACGTCTTACCGCTTCGACTTCCCCCAAACAGCATTACGTGCGTTGCGCTTGAGGCTAGTACCTTTTGCGCCGCTTGCTGCCTGTCCGTTAATCTCACAATGCTGCGTCATCACTATTCAGCGTTAGCTTGAACTCGCCCGTAGCCTTTAGGTTCACATCTGAGCGAGACAGCTTTGGTACGTGGTACTCGATAACGTCTGCCATACAACGCCACGCCATTAACGGGCCATCCTGCTCTGCGATGTCATCCAGCCACTGCTGCATCCGTTCGGCGTTGCCGTCCACCAGCCGCGCGATAGCTTCCCTCGCGTTTACAGTAGCCCTACCGGGGCCGCGCTGACCTTGGCCGCGCTTTTTTTCGCCTTTTTTAAATACGGTTGACGTGGCCGCCATTTCCATCACCTTTACGGTTCCGCGATTCCGTCGCGTCGGTTGTGTTCTGCGTTCGTTCGATGGCTGCTTAGTCCTATAACCACCATGCCACGGATATTAGTCAATATCCGCAACACTCTCAAACGTTTTTAGTTTCGATTTTTTTTGCGCGTGTTGCGGTTTTGACAAGATCCGCCACCGGATCGGCGAGACATAAAAATATTTTGATTATTTTGCAAAAAGGTGTTGACAAACCAAAAGCGGGTGCGTATAGTACACACATTGGGTCAACGTGACTCAACTGGCGCACCGCAGAGCTTGGTGCAGGAGATCAAAATGCTTAACGTCCAAAACAATCAACTTATCA